CAAGCAGAAGACGGCATACGAGATACATCGGTGACTGGAGTTCAGACGTGTGCTCTTCCGATCTCAGTTGTTGATGTAACAGTAGACTTTGTTCAAGATAGCTTTGACTTCCTAAATGAAGTTCTCTACGAAGGTAATGACATCTTATTATCTGCTATGAATAGTATTACATTAGACCAGGGAATATTTGACTTTGCAATTGATATTAATGAAGGTTCATACCAACAAAGACAAGCAGCTATATCTGGAGACCTTAATGCATTGTTATCACTAACTATTATGTCCGTAAGTATGGTTCTATCTGCTGGTACTATTGCTGCATACTCATCAGCTACTTCAGGGTTCTGGGCTACAGTTGGTGCAGTTGGTTCTATATTCAGTATATACTCTACCGCATCAGGATTAGCACAAGCTGGTACTATGTCGAGAAAAGACCTTTATATGATAAGTAGAAGGCAAGAAGAACTAATGTCAAATGCACATTCTTTATATATGTCTGATTCACTTACATATCAAAAGAGCAAGTGGATGGCTGGTGGAGAATACTATAATGAAGTATATGCTGGTGGAGAATTATTTAATATAACTGGTTCAAGAAATCAGAATAGAATGTTAGGTAAACCAGATGATAACTTCAACAAAAGACTTGGAAGAATATTTGGCAATGACCACGACTTCCATAGGATGACTAAGTCAAGCAAAGTAGGTACTGAGAACTTTAGCGTATTTATCTTTGGTAAAAAATAATGATATACTTCTACAAAAGGATTAGTAATGGATAATGCAGAAGCTCTGAAAATAATCTTAAGTGATATAGAACAAGCTAAGAAAGCTAAAAAAGATATTGATGGTAAAATTGACACTTGGATTAAAGAGTACAATGGAGACCCTTACGGTAACGAAAGAGATAATTACTCACAGATAGTAGTTAAAGATATTAAGAAGGCTGTAGAGTGGTTTATACCTAATGCTGTAGAGCCTTTTGTTAAGTCTCAGAGAATAGTATCACTTGATGGTATTACTGCTGAAGATGTTCCAGCTTCTAAGATGCACGAAAAACTACTTAACTATCAATTCGTAAGAAAGTTTGATAGATATTCTTTTATCCACGATATGATGAAAGTTTCTAGTACAGAAGGTACTACAAATATTAGATGTGCTTGGGAATTTGAAGAAGATGTTAAATCTAAAAAATTCAAGAACATTGATGAAAGAGGTCTTCAACTTATCGAAGCTGAAGGCTTCGAAGTTGAAGACTTAGAAAGAGGTGAGAAACCTGGAACTTATAATGCAACTGCTATCAATAGAAAAGTTAAATCAAATAATCCAACTGCTAAGGTAATTAAAAACGAAGACTTCTTTCCAGACCCATCTGCTACTTGTGTTGAAGACTGTGGTTTCATTGCTGAAAGATATGAGTCTACAATGAGCGAACTTCTAGCTACTGGTAAGTTTGATAAGTCTGTTTTAAAAGAAATAGATATGACTTTAGAGAAGTCTGATTCTGAATTGAAAAGTCAAAGAGAAGAAAGAAGAAAAGAATCTGGTGGTGGAGACTATGAGTCTGAAGCTGTATCGAATAAGAAAGTAACTGTATATGAATACTTTGGATTCTTAGATATGGATGGAGATGGTATAAATGAACCTATTATGGCTACTATCGTAAATGATAAAGACCTAGAGATAACTGACAATCCATATCCTGACCAAGAACTACCTTTTGTATCTATTCCTTTCTCTAAGACTCCATTCTCATTCTGGGGTGAACCATTAGCTGAATTCCTATCGGATAACCAAAAGATAAGAACATCTTTAGTTCGTGGTTTTATTGATGATATAGCTCGTTCTAATAATGGCAAGAAGTTTATCAAGAAAGGTTCTATGGATGCTGTTAATAAAAGAAAATATGAGAATAACCTAGATGGTCTTATAGAGATTAATGGTGATTCTACTGATATATTTGATGGTAGCTACAATCCTATACAACCAAGTGTATATCAACTATTCGAAGTAATCCAACAAGAGTCAGAAGGTATCTCTGGTATCAATAGAACTATGCAAGGTACGGATAGTAGAGGTATTAATGATTCTGCTACTGGTGCAGCTATTCAACAAGATATGGCACAGAAGAGAATGATGGATGTTATTCGTAGACACTCTGAAGGACTCAATAAAGTATTCAGAAAGTGGATTAGTTACAATAAAGCGTTTTTGTCTGATGAAGAGGTTATGAGAATATCTGGTGAATATATTCCATTTAAAAGAGATGACATCTCTGGAGAGTTTGATATTAACATTACTGTTGGTACTGATGGAGTGGCAGAAGCTAAAGTAAATCAAATGACTATGTTAATGCAACAAGTAGGTGGACTATCTAATGTGGCTACTATACCTGACCAATTCTTTAATATGATGTTAGCTAAGATAGCTGATGAATGGGGATATGTTGATGTAGCACAAGCACTAGAGACTGCTCAGCCTAATCCTCCTTCTCCAGAGCAAGTAGAAGCTCAGAGACTTGAATTAGAGAAGCTGAGAGAAGAGATTGAAGAGATTAAGTCTAAGGCTCAACTAAATGAGGCTAAGGCTGTAGAGGCTGGTTCTAATGCTAATAGCACTAATGTAGAAACTAAAAAATCTGCATTAGGTATCATTGATAAACCAAAAGAGAAATAGTCCTACTTTTTAAAGTATGATATAATTCCCGTATGGCATCTTGCTTGTTTGCGTGTAAGCCCATAAATTAAACTTAAGGAACAAGTGTATGAACACTCCTACAGAAGTACAAGCTGAAAACGAGATAATGGAGGCTATTGAACTAGGTAAGAAACTAGCAAGGCTAAAAAAGAATAAAGATTACATTGCTGTAATTGAACAATTATTCTTAGATGGTGGAGCTGTTAACTTAGCCAAGAACATAACTGTTGTTAAAGATAGAGATTCTGTCATTGAACAGATAGTGGCAAGAGGATGCTTATATAGAACTCTTATGACTATTGAAGAGGATGCTGAAAATGCTATGTATGAACTTGAACAAAATGGAAAGGGAGACTAGATGTCAGAAGAACAATCATATGATGAACTCTACGACAAAGGTTTTAACGAGCAAGATACTACTGTGGACAATACAGAAGAAGACTCTACAGAAGAGACTTTGGATGATGCTACAGTAGAAGAAGAGATTGTAAAAGAAGAAGTTGATGAATCACTAGAGCAACCAACTGGCGAAGAGACCAAAGAGGAAACAGAAGAAACTTCTACTAGTGAAGAAGAAACTGATACTACTGAGGAAACTAAATCGGACTCTGTTGAGGAAGAAACTTATAGTATTACTATTGGTGGACAAGAGATAACACTTTCACTTGAAGAAATGAAACAGTTTGCACAGAAGGGCGGTGACTACACTCGTAAGACACAAGACCTTGCTAAAAACCGTGCAGACATTGAATTGATGAATGAGAAAGGTTTATCTCACGAAGACCTTGTAATACTAGCAGATATTAAAGCTGGTAATAAAGAAGCCCTTGCTGTATTAGCAAGACAAGCTAATATTGACCCACTTGATGTTGAAGAAAATCCAACTTATGAACCAAAGGTTGAACAGCGTAACTTTGAACTTGAAGATGTAATATCTGATATTAAGAATGATGCCAACAACTTAGGAACTATAGATGGTTGGCTATCTGTTTTACCAGATGCTACGAAGAAGTCATTTGCTGATAATCCAGCAATACTAAAAGGACTTCACGCTGATACTGTAAACGGGATTAGTAAGGATATTATGCCAGAGGTTATTAAAGCCTTAGCATTTAATCCTAATGCTGATTTTCTAGCGACATATCAAGCGATTGGACAAGCTGTTGTCAACTCTAAAGCTGTTGAAGAACCTGAAGCGAAAGCTGAAGTAAAACCTCAAGCTAGTAGAGAAGATAAATTAAAAGCTACTGCTAATAAAAGTAGACCTAAGAATACTCATCTTAAAGACCATCAGGATGTATGGGAAGATAACGATTTGTATGAGTCTATGAAAAAGCAATTAGCTGAAATGAAATAAGGATTTCCTATGAGAGCAAATGATGCTGGAACTTTCACTAGTGCTGCTGGTGCGATAGAAACTGTTGAGCTTGGTTATGAACCAAGTTATGTTGAGGTAAATAATGTTACTGCTAATACAATAGCTAGAGTTTACAATGATGGTACTAATACTGCTGGGTCAAGTATTGCTGGAGCTACTGGTGTAGTTACACAAGCTGATGCTACTGTTATTGCTACTGAGAATGGGTTTACTGTTGCTGCTGCTAGTTTAACTACTAGTGATGTAGTTTATTACAAAGCTGAACGCTTATACTAAAAAGAAAAAGACAAAAGGATAAATTATGTCAAATACTACTTTAGGTCAATTACCTGCTAACATTCAGGGGTACTATGACAGAAACTTACTAGAAAGAGCTGAAGCTTTACTAGTACACGATATGTTTGGTCAAGAAAGAGGTCTTCCTAAGAAGAATGGTACTCGTACTAACTTCCGTAGATATTCTAATCTTGCTGTTGCGACTACTCCACTTACTGAGGGTGTAACGCCATCTGGTTCACAACTTGCTGTTACTGACCTAAATGCTACAGTACAACAATATGGTGATTATGTAACACTTACTGATATGGTAGATGTTCACGGTTTAGATAATACAGTTGCAGAAGCTACTGATATTCTTGGATACCAAATGGGTCAAACTCTTGATGAGATTGTTCGTGATGCAGTTGTTCCTAATCTTGCAAACAAGATTTACATTGCTGCTAATGAAGCTGCTACTATTGCTGCTGATACAATTACTGTTGCATCAATCAAAGCTGCTATCTTACAACTTAAGCAACAAAATGCTATGAAGTTTACTGGTATGATTAACGCTACTGATGGTGTTGGTACTTCTGCTGTTCGTTCAGCTTACTGGGGAATCATTCATCCAGATGTTGTTTATGACATGGAAGATGTTACTGGTTGGGTATCTGCTGAAAACTATGCTT